GATTGCGCTATATAACCCTGGTGAGATTTCGACCTTCCAGGCGGCATCCACTTAAAATGGTAAATAAGAGTACAGGAGAATAGTATGGCCATAGCAAGTTTAAATAAATTTACAGTTCCGTTATCAACAGATCAAAGTGCTGGACACCAAGGTTTGTTGATGCCAAAATTAAAGTATCGCTTCCGTGCGGTATTTACAGGATTTGGCGTTGACAAAACAACAACAGAACTAACAAAACAAATCGTTGATATTAAGCGTCCAAACGTAAACTTCAACCCAATTACAATTGATGTTTACAACAGCAAGGTATTTTTACAAGGTAAGCCAGAATGGCAAGAAACTACGGTTAACTTCCGTGATGATGCTACTGGTGCTGTAAGCAAGTTGGTTGGTCAACAGATCCAGAAGCAGTTCGACTTTATGGAACAAGCAAGTGCAGCAAGTGGCGTTGATTATAAGTTCTCAATGACATTTGAAATGTTAGACGGTGGTAATGGTCAAACAACTCCAACTGTACTAGAAGCTTGGGACCTAGAAGGTTGCTTCTTAAGTTCTGTAGACTACGGCGATATGGCTTACAACAGCAATGATCCTGTACAAATTGCTTGTAATATTAAGTTTGATAACGCTGTCCAAACAGCCGGACAAGGTGTTGGTACTACACTAAACGTACCACGCACAAACGGTCCAGTAAACTAATATTCACTTTATTGAGTAAGAAGCCCGGTCATAAAAACACCGGGTTTTTTTACGGATAAATAATAATATGAGCATTAACCATTTACTTCGTCAGCAAGGTAGTACTACTATACGTACATATCGTCATGCGGCGAGAATCTTTACTGATAGTAATTTTCGTTTAAGTCCCAAGTATGGATTTTTATATTATGTTGAATTTGACTTGAACAAAGACATTACCAGTATTAGTAATCTCCAGGCCCAAGAAATGGGAATGATTGTTAAAAGCGTTAACCTGCCAAAGTTTACAATGCAGGTCAAAGAACACAATGCTTACAATCGTAAAAACTATGTTCAAAATAAAATTACATACGATCCAGTAAACATTGTATTCCATGATGACCAAGCAGATAATGTAAGAAGTTTCTGGTACGACTATTATAGTTTTTACTATAGAGATCCAGACTATGCTGACTCTACATATACTGCCTCACACAAATATCAAAGTCGCCCTACATTCAATTGGGGTTATACTCCGAGACCTACTGTGGGTTATAATAACGCATATGGCAATCAACCGTATCAATATATTTTAGCAATACGTATCTACAGTTTATATCAAAAGAATTTTAGCGAATACGAATTAATTAATCCTATTATTACTAAGTTTGGACACGGCGAACACAATGCCAGCGAAGGACAATCTCTACTAGAGAATTCAATGAGCATTCAATTTGAAACTGTCAAGTATCTAACAGGGTATGTGACAGAAAACACAGTTGGTGGTTTTATTGATCTACACTATGATAGAACCAACAGCCCTATTGCTCCTAACGAAGGAGTAAACATCATCGACAACGGTCAAGGTGGTTACACACAAGCAACAGATAAAATAACAGACTTGGCAATCAATGCGGCAACCTATGTACAACTAGCTCCACCGTTATTTACTCCATTGGGTATAGTTGGTCCTGGCGCATTTTCAACACAACTCGGTAATGGCGTTCAAGCGTCAGTGGTCAACGGAATTTCAAATTCAGGAGGCTTTGCTATACCAAGTCTTGGTGGATTAACAAATGGATTAACTGCTGGTGCTGTGTTATCGCAACAGCTAACTGCCGCAACAGCAAGTATTGCCGGAACTATTACCAGCCAGGCTACTAACGCAGTAGTAGGCGGCATTGCTAAAGGGCTTGGTCCAAATGGTAGTGCCATTGTTGGACTTGTTGCTCAGGCAATAGCCAATCCTAAGTTGGCATTGGTAACCGTAGAGAACATGGCAATTTCTTATGCTGTAAATCAAATTTCATCTAAAATTATTAGCAGTACAGGCACCTTCTTTACTGGTCTTGGTAACGATATAGCTAACAGTGCATTTTTAAAGAGTATAACTGATAATGTTACAACTCCAATCAGCAATTGGTGGAGTACTACTATTTTTAATCCATCCAATTGGTTTACGCCAGCTTCTACTACAACAAGCAGTATAGTACCAAATCTTGATGTAGCGGCATTTGAGCTTGGTGGTGGCGCTGGCGCTGTAGTATTGTCAGACACACCGTCTATAGCGTCTACAATATTTGAGGCATAATATGTCTAATCAAATCACAACAGCAACTAATTTATCTGGTCCAGATATTTCTGTATCTCAAGACAACAGTAGAAAATATTTTAATAATTTTTACAGTATTGACTTTGCTACTTCAAGTGAAGCCAATGATGCTATTGTAGCATTTTTTGAACAGTCAACTGGTAATAAAGAAACAGCAAAAAATATGGCCGCGGCAGTGATTTATACAGCACTGGCACAAGGCAATGATCCATTAAAGATTTTAGATGACTTTCAAAAATTAGCACCGGGTGCTTTAAGCAACTATCTGGCAGGATTTTTAAACATCAATAGAAGTCCTACTAGTGTTCTAGCAGTAAGAACCACAAAGGTAAACAATCCTTATATAGCCAGAAGTATAATGGTGTAACATGAGCAAATATGCCCAAGGCAAATATCAAATATTAAATCCAGCAAAATATGTAGGCAACAAAAGTCCAACATATCGTTCAAGCTGGGAACATGTCTTTATGAAGTTTTGTGACAACAACCCAAATATTATACAATGGGCAAGCGAGGCTGTACATATAAATTATCGTAACCCATTGACCGGTAAAAATACCATATACGTACCGGATTTTCTTATTACATACGTTGATGCCAGCGGTAATCAAAGTGCCGAAGTAATTGAAGTAAAGCCTCGAAAAGAGACCACATTAGAAGGTGCTAAGAACATTCGTGATCAAGCGGCGGCAATACTTAATATGGCAAAATGGGAAGCGGCCCAACGTTGGTGCGCGGCACACGGATTAAAGTTTCGGGTAGTTACGGAAGATATGATTTTCCACCAGGGTCGCGGCAAATAAATATTGCTATGACTAAGAAACTTGAAGAACTTTTTAACCTACCGTCGGTCGATGCTACCCCAGAAGAAGCAGAACAAGCCATTGCTGAAAACCGTGAATTAATCACAGAAGTTGATTTAGCAATAGACAAAATAGATGCCGCACTTCCTACAGTACGCGATCTAGACACAGCAGATAGCGAATTAGATGAGCTTGCTACACTAGCCAAAAGTAAAGCAGAAGATTTAATAGATTTAGGCATGAATGTAGAGCCACGCTTTAGTGGAGTTATACTACAAACAGCTGGTATGCTATTGGGTCATGCTATTACAGCTAAAACTGCCAAACTAGACAAAAAGTTACGTATGGTTAATTTACAGCTACAAAAAGCCAAATTAGATCATCAAATTAAAAAAGATGCTGGCAAAGCACAGGATGACGTTGGCACAATCGATGGGCAAGGTATTGTTTTAGATCGCAACGATCTACTAAAACAGATACTTGCCAACAAGGACAAATAACCCAATTGGGCTAAATATTGAATATAGGAATATAATGATGAAACCGTTTCAAACTTACATTTTTGAACTAAACAAACCGTACGAGTTTCGTATTAAACTTGCTGGCGTCGAGCCCAAGGGCGAAACAATGGACCATATTAAAAATGCTCTCGAAGCATATCAACTTGAGAGCATATCAGCAGTAAAAAGTTTACCGATTCAAGAACACCGTGAATTCCCACAATGGGGCGGTGCGTGTGAGTGCTGGACATTTGACATCAAACTTGCTTATCCAGCAACAACAGTAACAGTACGTCAATTGATTAAAGAACGTGCTCGCATTAATGCTGATTGGATTAGTGTGCGTAATTTAAATGAAGCAATTGATACCGACGAAGCCGAAGCACGTGGTCAAGACCAGGTTGGCGCCTTGCTAGACGAAACAGAATTAAAAGATGCGCCTAACGCACAAGAACTGGCCGGTCAAAGTCGTATTGGTAGTTTATTAAAAGAATTAGAATCACGTAAGTTTGAATTTGCTCAAGAAAGCAAAGAAGCAGGCAAAACAACAAACGATGCGTCAATGGGCAACAAGAGTCCAATGGGAACAACGCAAAATAAAGTTTATAAAGCAAAAGGTTAAGAAAATGAGCAAGAATCATCCACACGACAACATGTATTCCATTCTTGGAAAACTAGCGGCACTACAGCCAACACCTCAAGAAAAGCATGATGCTAAAGTACAGCAGATTCGCGAAAGCGTTGAAAGTCAAGGATCTATACTTAAAGGTCTACGTGATGTTAGCTCAACAGAAGCTCGACTAGCCAAACAATTTGCTGAAAGTGATTTTAGTAAACTAAGCAACAAGATTCAAAAGTCTGGTAAGAGCAAAGATTCAGCTGATGCTATTGCCGCTACTATTGGTCGTGAAAAGCTAGGACAAAAAGAAATGACACGTCGTAGTGTTGCTGGTCGTAAAGATGAAGCAGTTCGTATTGCTGGTAACACCAAAGGTCCAGTTGGTCACTACTCACAAATGAAACACGTTGGTAAAGATGGTAGCCCTGAAGCACAAGCACATCGTGATGCTACTGCCGGCATGGCCAAGTCGGCACGTGCCGCTGGTAGCAAATTACCTTTTAACAAAACTACAGAGCCAACGGGCAAACTTGCCACTGGCGGTTATAATGCTATGACCAAAGGTGTAACACCTATTAGAACTAGCGCAGAAGAATGTGCTATGTGCGAATCTGGTACATGTACAGAGCATATGAACGAAGACTTACAAGCCGACGCCGGACAGTACTATACAAATGCAGCCGACTTCTTTGGTAAATTTGAAGCAGATACATTTGACAGCACAAAAGAAAGTCCTGATGGCATGCAGGTTCATGGTTATGTTGATGGTCAGTGTGTGATGGCATGGCAGTACAAGACCGCAAAGAAAATTGGCGGCTGGGGTAACTATAACTCACAGATGTTGGAAGCAGAAAACCAGGGTTTAGTAGCTGGTAAGTTTTACCTTGTTAGTGATTATGGCAACGGAGTTGGTAGCCATGTATTTAATAGTTATGATGAGGCCAGAAACCATTGGGGCACCTTAGGCGGTCGCGCACAAGACGAATACTATATTGCTCAATTTGATGGAAAAAACTTAAATTCCCAAGATGGCAGCGAGCAAGACCTGCCAGAAGGCGAAATTACACACAAGCCTGGTGTAACAACACACCGTAAAACAGATTTCCCAGGTTATCCAACTGATGATGGTGACGACATCGAAGACGCAAACAAAGGCAAGCGCGGCCGCCCACGCAAGCATGCCGTTAAAGTAGCTAAGACTGATGCCGAAGGCAATAAACTAGGACGCGGTCGTCCAAAGAAAGATGCCGCACCAGTGTACAGCAAAATGAATGATCCGTTTGGTCGTGTACCAAACAAAGCACCTAAGACTAAACTCAAAGGCCGCACACATACAATGGCAGAAGCAATGGACAAGTTAAGTCAGCGTTTCTCTCGTATTAGCGAAGGTATTAACTTTGCTGAATTGTTAAAGTCCAAGCATCAAACAGTCGATGAAATGTTGTCAGAGTTACAACAAGACATCAAACAATTTAAAGACACAGGTCACTGTTCTGAACTATTAAAAGATTGTATGGAAATCAAAGGCTACCACGGTAAAGTAGTTGCCGATGAAGCAACTAATCCAAGTAACCCATTTTATAAAAAACAGAATGACTACAACTTACCACCAGCAATGCGTGGGCACGGTACAGCAGATTATACATTACCGGACGTAAAAGCACATGACAATATTGAACGCGATCATTATCGCGATCGTGCCGGACTTCCTCCACTAGATACATCATTGGAAGAGGAATTATCCGAACTAGCTAAGTTAGCTGGATTAAGCGAAGTTAGCCGCGGCGACTATATCAAACAAAAAGACACAGAAGCAGAACATTCTGGCAAAAACAAATTTCAAGCATTTGGTCAAGAGTTTGATACCGATGAGATCACCGAAGAACCCAACGAAGGCAATACATTTACCAAAGGTTTAGAAGACGACGATGTTGAAATTGGCGACAAAATTCCTGGTACTAACGCTGTTAAAAAAGTAGACATTGACGAATCAGTTGAAGATACTATTAATGT